GCCATCTTGCGTAGCGCCCTGTTGATAGCCAAACGGCTGGGCAACAAGCTTGCTGGTGGTGAAGGCGCCGATAGAAACGGTCATGGCTCAGCCGAGGTTGATGGCGTAGTTGCCGCTGTTGGCATCAACTGCAACGTTGACGGTCCAGTTCTTTTGCGCTAACTCTGCAGTAGCTGTCGCAAGTTGACCGTTTACGTTGACGAGACTTTGGGTGACTGTCGAAAGATCGTTCTGCGCGACATTAAGGTCTGCACGATTCTGAAATATATCCTGCGCTAGCCGGGTCTCTTGACGATCTCCCCTGACTAGTCTTAGCAAAGCAGCATTGCGCTGCTCGAGCGAGCCGCTAAGTGTAAAGTTGAGCCCTCTACGTGTTGCAATCTCTTTTGCCTGCGCGTTTAGCTGCTGAAAAACCGCAGCTTGATTGTCAACCACTTGCTGAGGAGAGCGAAACTCATTCAGCCCGCTGCCGCTTGTGTTTTGCAATTCCTGCAACGCGGTTACGCCATCCTCAATACTCCTGCTGATGCTTCTGACTGCTTTTTTCGCTGAATCATACGCGTCAAGCAAGTCTGCCCTTGTCTTGGCTGCCGCTAGCCTTACTTGCCTGGCAGCAATCTGCGAGGCATTAAGAAGATTATTATTCTGAGGGTCTGCACGAAGAGCTGCTTCTGCGTTCCGCTGAGCTCGCCTCGCATCTTCAATCGCCTTAATTGCTTGCAATGCGCCAGTGCCCGTACTGGTTAAACCGGGGCGTTGCTGCTCAATAGCTATTTCTTCTTGAATACTCTTTAGCTGGTTCGCTGCTGCGATATTTTCAGCCCAAGTCTCCTTCTCTAGCCTTGAGATCTGTTGTTGGATGCGTAGGCGATCTTCGGCTGCCTTGGCTCTGGCTGTATCACGTAACACGCCCTCGGGGTCACTACTTTCGTTGTACTTCTGAAGCTCTTTCTTCAGGTTAAGCTCGACCTGCAAGGCTTGCAGGCGTAGGCTTTCTTGCTTATTTCCGCTGGTGTCCGCAATAATTTGTTCTTTGCTAGTAGCCAACAATTGTCTGCGTAACTCTGCAGCCCGTTGGAGTGACTGTTGTTGACTGTCGGAAGGTTTTGAATACTTTCGTTGTATTTCTGCTATTGTCTTTGGGTCTATTAGTTCAAGTTCTGTTCTGCTAAGTGGCTTGTTGCCCCCAAATATCCCTCTTGGCCTACTGCCAAACGCTTTTCTTAGTTCGGCATCGAACGACGCGCGGTCGGTGGTAGACAGTGTGTTTCTTAGTTGGTCAGTGCTATTGGCTGCAATCTTCCTCCCAAAACCAGCGTTTAGTAAGTCGACAAACTGCTTTAAGGGCCCCGCCGTGATCCCGGCAAGGCTGATCTGTAGCTGCGAGAATGAACGGTTTAGCGCGTCAGTTGATGCCGCTAACTCTTTTGCAACTGACAGGTCTCCGTAGGTGTTTGCTAAATCTGCCTGTATGGTTGCTTGCGCCTCTGCCTCGCGCCCAGCAGCAATAAGGTTTCGGATGTAGGTCTCTTGGGATTTACTGGAAATAAGGCCGGCGCTGGCAATCTCTTCGAACTTCGCAACTGGATCGCTAAGTGCGCTTCCTAGCGTTTGCAGTTTTTGCAGTGCTACATCTACTTGCTGACCAAACGCTGTCCCAATCAGTGAAAGACCAAACCCAAAGTTACCCCCCAAAAGACCACCACCAAAACCCCCTGCTGTTCCGCCAAGACTTGCTCCAAGACCTTGACCAAAAAGGGCAGGAAACGCACCGCCAATAATCGCGTTACCAAAAGCTTCCTTTAAAGCTTCGCCCGAGTTCTGTGTTGATTGGAGGCGTGAGCGACGACGGAGATCAGCAGGAGAGCCGGGCACTACATCGCCATTCACCAGTCGGCCACTTATAGGTAGGGATGGGCCCCGGACCACAGATCCTCTTTGCTGACGTTCAATATCAGCAGGAGAGCCGGGGATTACCCGCCCGTTTATCAGTCGGCCACTAATAGGGCTTGCCGGACCCCGAAGACGTTTTGAGGTTTCAACTGAAGCAGCATCAATATCGCGCTTTACATCCTGCAATTGAGCCAGAAACTTAGACCAGCTCGACTTCAGATTAAAATTTTTGCCCCGTTCATTGGGAGAACCTGGGATAGCAAATCCATCTAGGGTTCTACCGCTGACAGGACTGGCGTTTAATCGGCCAACTCGCAGACCTTCACGAATCTCCGCTTTACGTGCCAGAGCGGCTTCACGTTCGGTCCGCCTCTGCTCTTGGGCTGCTCTGGCAGACTCAAGTCTTCGTGCTCGATCTGCTGCTGCTTGTTGCCGTGCAACCCTAGCTGCCTCCCTTTGTTGTGCCTCAAGAAATCTCGGAGAGCCAGGTAGGTCTGAGCGACCACGAATAGGTTCGCTTGGTCCGCCAATCCTTGCACTTCTTTCTAGGGTTTGTTGATACGCTCGCTCACGCCTAGTGCGCTGCTCAGTTAGCGATACTTGGCGCTCTAACTCACGTGATAATTGGCGTGCCGTTCCAAACTGACGTTGGCTATAACTGGTGGTGAGTTCACCGAGCCTGGTACGGAGCTGCGCAACATTAACGCCACGATCTTCTAGACGGTTAATCCGCTGACTGATCCTAAATCGACGGTCCTGTGCCCGCTCTAAAGCAAGGATCGACTCCCTTGCTCCGCCCATCTGGGCGCCGACTGAAGCTTGTTGCCTTGCTGCACGCTCAATACGTCGCTGCGTCTGAAGACGCCGCTCTTCTAGCGTGACTTGTCGTGCAAGCTCCTGACTGACCTGCCGGAAGCTGCCAAATTGCCTACGGATCTGTGTGTCGGTTAGCCGGCCAAGATTTGCCCTAAGACGTGCGACGTCAGCTCCACGCGCTTCAAGCTCGTCAATTCGCCGTGCAAGGCGAAAGCGCCGCTCTTGGGCAATCTCAAGTGCGCGTATTCCCTCGCGTGCTCCCCCTAGGGCACGTCTTACTGTTTGCGGTGAGTTTTGGTTTTGAGAGCTTCTGCCACGTGTTCCACTGGCAGTTACGTTCGCCAGCTCACTTGTAATAAGCGCCCGCGCCTCCCGAAGGCTCTGCTCAAACGCGGGCAGATCAACTGTTAGCCGTAGCTGAGCTTCCCCTAGGTTCTCTGCCACGGACTCCCATTATCCCTATAGCCAAGGTTGCCGGGGAAACCTCGGGTATGGCTTCCGCTCTCAGTGCTCTAGCTAACGCCACTGCGACCTTTACAGTCGCAGGAGTTGGGGTGGTAACTGACCCAACAACAGGGAACGTCACGCCGGCTGCTGCAACAGTGTCGGTGCCAATGTTCCTTAAGGCAGAGCGCGTGCGCGGTACTGGGTTTGCCGGCGTAGAAATCGCTGAAACTCTTTTTGAGGGCTACGCGCTAGCGCCCTTAGACGCCAGAATTGAGATAGGGACCGTCGGGACTATCGTCTTCGCAGGTGAGGGTGTCACTGACTGTGAAGTGACATCGGTGCGATTGCCCTATGGTAAATCTGGGCTACTTGGCGCCGTGCTCCACTCGTCCTTGGGCGAGCGTGTCCAGTTGATTGCCCGGGAGCAAATAGGGTGACAGTACGGATCACGCAGTGGAACGCAGACAAGTTCATTAAACGAGTTCCGCTGGTCCTGACTAACTACGGCATAAAGATCACACCGTTACTGCAAGAATCGATAAAGGCTAAGGTCTACGAGTGGCCTGTTTTCACACGCAGAAAAGTCGGCCTGTACTCGGGCAGAGCAGTTGAGCCCGGGCGCCGCGACATCGTAGACACTGGTGTTCTGTTAGGCAGTCAGTCCGCGCCGAAGATTCGGCCAAACTCCCTGACTATCGTCTGGCAAGCGCCCTACTCAGGTGCAGTGCTTAATGGTGGTTTCCTCGTGGGAACCGTTCGTAACGCCTACATTGCACCTGCTAGAGACTGGATAACGCCGGTGCTTATCGCGGAGCCACCAGCTCAATTCTTTGCTCGTGAGTGGCGCAAGATCGGAGGCGCATAAAAGCCCGCCACCGCAAAGGCAGCGGGCTGATCAGCTCCCTATCTCAGATCAGGCGTTGGTCTCCTGGCTCCAGTGATAAGCGCCGTATCCGGTCAACGTAAAGGTGACCTGGGCAACGTTTCCTGCGGCAATCGACTCAGAGAAGTCGGTCACCCATGCCACCCCAGAGTGATATTCAGGGTTGCCGGTGGTGCTCATCTCAGGGGATTCGCGATACCACTCAACAGTGGTCCCAGATGCTGCGTTGAGCGCTGCGTTCTTAAGAACGATGTAGCCCGCATCATTGAGATTTAGGTTCATCTGCATCGGAATCGTGTAGCTCTGCTGCTGCACAATCGATGCGGTGAAGCCCAGCGAGCTACCGTAATCCAGCACATCCTGGGTCTGAGTGGTGCCCTGGATGGATGCGTCAGTCAACGACAGCACCTCAGTCATGCCGGTGCTGGCAGTAGGGTTGGTAGAGGCAGTAGTACCCGCTTTAACGAAGAATCTAAAGTTAAGCGAGTTAAAAAACGAACCCGTAGCCATTGGAGCAGGGTGAGCTGATGCCCCTAAGTTGCCGTTTCACCTTGCTCTAATAACTCCCATGGGGTAGCGCGTGGGCAGACGTGCAAATCAAAGCCCCTGATGTCATGGTCCGTTGGACTTGTCGCAACCAACGCCAGCTTGAGCTGCTCCTCGCTGATGGATAGCTCAGCCAACACCTCTGTCCTGCTGCACCCCCTGTCCAACATCCTCCTTGCAAGCTGACCGTTACGTCGCACTGCACCTGGCGCTTTCACTAACCAGTTGTGATCGCGGATGAAGTGGAGTACATCTCCCTCCGCAAAAACAGTCAGCAGCGTTGAGAACGTCCCTTTTGCTGGCTTCCAGGCTCGGCAAGTCTTGATAAATGCTTGGTCGATGCAGCTGAAAACGTCCTCAGCACTGACAAAGGGGTACTTACGGCATAGCTTTCGCCCCATTAACCGAAGCAACCCCTGATGCTCTCGGTACATCTGAGCTACCCGGCGTTGCTCCTCCCTGCTGAGCGGCGTCGCGAGGTAGCCCGTGCGCGGTCTATGCCGCGGACCCGTACCTGATGGAGGTGGCTGTTGGGCAAACTGAGGCATGTCCTCAGTGTAGCCATAGTCACCTAAATAGGTAAGTAGACCTAACTGCGCTGCAGTGCTATGGCAGTACCTAGCCCGCTGCGTGTCGTACTGGTGGTCAGGCAGCCCAAGATCGTGGCCAAGTGAGGCAACACCGTCAGAGGTGTGACGGCTGTCGTCGTCGAGTTACTGACGTTGGTGTTCCACTCGATCTCCATCACATCCAGCTTGAGCCGCTTGAGGTCGCGGTTGGGGACACCTGTCACCAGTGCGGCACTGCTGGGTGAACTGCGTAGCAGTGTCGGATCACCGAGTAGTGCGTTTGCCAAATCGAAGGTGGCTAGCTCGATCTCGCGTGGGATGTCGTCATCTGCAATCGTCTTATCCCCACAGCTTGCGTCAGTGCGCGGCCACGCCAGTGCCTGCGTTGTTGTCGACCGGCTGCCGATCCAACTCAGTGTCTCCAGTCCGTTTGTTGCTGTGATCAGTGCTTTGATCTTGTTCGCTTCGGTAGCGGTACTCCAGGCCAGCGTGCCAACCATGCCGTCAGCGATGCTATCTGCACCAGCAACACTCAAATAGCTATTAGCGTTAGCTGCTCCTGCAGTAGCAACGAGGGTGGGCACTGGCTTCTGGGCGATTGCCTAGGTTTCCGGGGCAACTTCGGTTGTACCTGCTTACCTTTGATGAGCGACGCCATTGAAGAGGTGTTGACCTCTGAGCCCGCACCAAAAGCAACCCGTAAAAAGTCCACTAAGCAGGATGCCGCTGCAGCACTGAATCACTGCCGCGATTGGCAGGACGTTGTACCCAGAATCCGGGAGCTTAAAGAAGCTGGCGCTACTGTCCCCGAGATTGCAGAGGAACTGCAACTGAGCTATGTGCTCGTCAATCAAGTGATGATGCAGAGCTACAAGATGAGCGTCGACACCATTGGTGTGTTTGAGCGGCAAGAGCGCAAGCGCCTCAGCATCGAGTAAGCAATAAAAAAGGGGCCCCTTATCTGTAGGGCCCCGTCGTAGCACCTTAATTAAGACTTATGCATAAACTCCGACATCATATGGTGTATTGACCAGCAAGCGAACCAGCGGAACATTCTTGGCGTTGTTGTAAGCCAGACTCCAAGAACCGGTGGCAGCCAGGTTGCCAGTGGTAGCGGCGTTGGTGGGGTTGTCACCAGCTGCAGCCCACTTGGTTCCGTTGACGTGGAAACCATAGTGGTAATCCACGATCAGCAGATCCTGGAAGCTGGACTTGTTGCGGTCCACCTCAACACGCAGCTCCTGCTGCATACCCTCACCAATAACATTGCTCCCGAACAGATAGACGGGATACTTGTTGAGGTGAGTGGCGGTGCCGCCAGCAACCACGCCGACTTGATCGT